AAATTTAATTAAAATAAAAAAATAAAAAATTACTCAAATAATATTCTTGAGATTTTCTCATAACATAATACAAGACTTGAATCTCCTGCACCTAACTGTTGAACTCCAACATATGGAATCAAATCAATATCATTTGTTAATGCAGTTGATTGAGCTACATGTACATTGTTAATATAAAAATGTGCAATTCTAGCTGAATCAATCTCAATTCTTAGATTGTATGATGTTGCAGCTGCATAAGTAACTCCTGAATCAACTGTTACATCAGTTCCACCAATACTGTAAACACAATGTATTGTTGTTTCACTTGATACATCTGTATCAAACTTGAAAAATGCTTGGTCATCATCAGTTGCAGTAACTGGATCACTTGTTAATTTAAGTCCAGCCCATACAAGAATTGGTGTGATAACTGCGGTTGACATTATTTGTGCTTCCCAAGTTACTTGGTTCTCTGTTCCCCAAAGGACTCCTGTCCATGCAGATTGTTTAGTGTCAAGATGTGGTAAAACTATAACTTGGTCATTATCTGCACCGCCTGTTTCTAATAAAACACCGCCATTAATTGTGCTCCAACTGAAATCAGCAATATCTGCGTTTGTTCCAAGAATTTCAAAGTCAAGATTATAAACAATACTAATACTTGCATTTGCATTTGGTAATTGTTTAAAGTTTTCTTCTAAACAAAATCTTCCTGGTTGTATTCTTACATTATCATTGAATGTTATTTTAGAATCAAACTCATATCTTGGCATTGTAAAAGGTGTAGCTGCTACGCCTCCTGAAGGATCTGTTCTAAATCCGTTAGTTAAATCGTCAAAACTCATTTTAAATATCTCCACGAGTATATTCTACCCTTCAGTATTTGTACTGAATGTTTTTCATCATGTGAACTCGCTACGACATGATACTGATATAAAAAATAAAAAAATAAAAAATTAATATCCAATAACAACTACATTATGAATTCCAGTACTAATTGTTGGAAGTGTTATGATTCCGGTTGCCGGATCAAAAGCACAATCAGCAACATTCGTACCTGCATCATCCTGAAGATAGGTATTTAAAATTTGAGTTATTACAACACCCTTTCCATCAGTCGCATCTGTTTTCAAATCAATTGTATTAGTTGATGCTGCTAATGCTGTGGTCTGTATCACTATTATTTTCAAATCTCCTATAACTCCAATCTTCCTAAATGTTTCTGGTGCGGCAGTCATTTTAATAACCTATAATTGTTATGTTGTGAATACCAGTTGTTACTGAAGGCATTGTAAGAATACCTGTTGCTGGATCAAATGCTAAATCATCAATATTCGTACCTGCATCATCCTGAAGATAACTATTCAAGATTTCAGTCATAACTACACCTTTACCATCAGTTGCATCAGATAATAAGTCAATTGTATGACTTGTATCTGCGGCTGCAGTAGTTTGGATAGTGATGATTTTAAGATCACCAACAACTGCAATTTTTCTAAATGTTTCTACGATTGCTGTCATTTTTCATATCCTCCTTACGCGATACCATACATCTGAGATGAGGCACCTTCGAATGTGTTGACTACAGTTAAGTATTCTTTAAGTAAGTATACCCATCCGTCTTGATCAGTGTATTTTTCTTCGTATGTTAAATCTTGTAAAACTCCGAAGAAAATGTATCTCATATCAAGGAATAAGATTCTTTTTGCACTTGCAGTTGTTGGCATGAAGATGTCTTTGATGAATGTTAATTGATCAAAGATAAATGCATCTGGAATACCAAACTCTGGTGTACCTGCTGAAGGTTTATCAACATTTCTTTGAATATCTAATAGTAACCCTTTCACATAATTGTGAGTAGTTGCATCAGTTATTGCTAAAGTTGGAAAACCTTTTGCATTAAATGTGGTTGCAATTTCTGCCCTGATTCCTGGAAGTGTTGGATTACCACCAGAAAGGTTAGTTGTATTAGTTGTAATTAACTTAATCATACCACTAGGTTCAAAAGGAGAAGTACTTGCATCACCATTAATTAGTGCATCTTCTTCAGCTTCATAGATACTGTCAGTTTTAACTCCTAGATCTAATTGAGTAGGATCGATAAAACCACGCATACCTGCAATAGCTGGGCCTGACACTAAACCTTTAGCGTATAAGAATTTAATTGCAAAAGATATTCTGTCATAAGTATCTTCAACTTCATTAAGTGCACCGTTTTCAGCTGCCCAGAATGCTCCGCCTTTTGCAGTAAGTGGAATATAATCATATGTTAATCCTTTAACTGCTCTACGAGGAGTCATATTTCTAAAAGGTGTTTGCCTTATTGTTCTATTAACAATATTTGCATCTGGATATACTGGGACTAATGCAGTTCCTGCTGTTCCTGCTCCACCTGTTTGTGAATCAATTGATGCTTTTTGCATATTCATAAATGATCTCTTTGCAATTTCCATAGTTTTATTTACACCAGTATATGGGTTTAAATATTCCTTTGAAAATCCGCCAAATTCATCTCTATCAATAGCTCCAGCATTAAATCTTTCTTGACATTTATCAATACTAAATCCTTTTTCGAATGATCTATACATTGCTTTCATTTTCATTACCTCTACATGTATCCAATAGGAACTTTGCCTTCTTTGAATCCTTTGTCAATATCAGTTTCTTCTAAGTCTTTATCCTTTTTGTTTATTTCATCATTAGCAAACTTTTGTTTTTCTAATGCTTTTGTCTTTTCAACTTCAGCTTCTGTTTTTGCTTTTTCACTAACTTCTTCTGATTTCTTAATGTCAGCTTTAAGTTTAGTAATTTCAACATCTTTTGATTCTAACTTCTTTGTAAAGTCAACAGTAATTTCGTCAACTTTCTTTACAAGAGCAGAATCTAAATCTTTTTGTGTAAATTCTTTATCCATTTTCAAATCCTCCAATTTAATTATTTTATTTTTAAACGATTTCGCAACTAACATAGCTTTACCATGTCGATTACTTGGTATACCAACAAAACTTGCTTCAACAAGTTCAAGTTCAGTATATACTCTTTTTCCATCAATTTCATCATAGTTCATTACCATTGCACCAATAGAAACACCTGGTTGAGCACCTTGGTCCATCATACCTCTGATCATCTTAGCTTTTGGATTTGCTGTGTAAAAATGTGGTTCCGCAATTAACGAAGTATGTCCATCAATTTCTTCAACCCTTTTATTTCTCCAATCAGCAATTAAATTTTCAATTTTGTTATCATGGTTTAATAACGCTGCTAAGTAACCATTGTCTAGACCTAACTTTCTAATACAACCTTTAGAAACAGATTCATCATCCCTATCAGTTGAATCATCAGATAAAATTCCAATATATTTACCTTTTGAATCTTTAATGATTGGCATAAATAACTCAGTTCTGTAAGCTTCATGTGTTGATTTGTTTATCATAATTATATCACCTTGTTAGTTTGTTTATTTAAATACCACTCAATTCGGTCTAAAAAACACAACACTCCTACAGTTTACATGGGAAGGGGGTGCAAAAAATGCTTTTCTCGTTTCTGGATCAATAAAATTATCATCTAACTCTCGTAATTGACCATTTAATCTTCGGCATATGTCTGAAGTTCTGTTATCAATTGCAGTACTCCAAATCTTTTTCCCTTCAATTCTTGATTCTTTATAACCTAATATTTTCCCTTCATTAATCATCCTGGTAGTTTCAGTTCTTGCAATCATTTCACTACGCCAATCTGAGAATACATCAAACCGTCCTTGAATGTCTTTCTTGATTCCGTCAATACCTTTATCTGCATTAATCCCTTCTTGGACTGTTTTGATTACATCAGCTTGGATTTCTTTTGTTACGCCTTTTATCCCTGGCCATTTCTTTCCGTTAATTAAATAACCATCAATCTGTTGTGATGCTAATTGATTTAATTTATCTTCATACGATTCAGTAAAACCTATGTCAACATTTAATTCAGCTTCAGCAGAACCTAGACCTGCAAGTAAATCTATTTTGATATATCGTTTAACATTTCTCGCAAAAGCTATTGTATTCACACTATTAAATAGATTTCTTAGAAATTCACCGAATGTTTTATTCATATAATTCTTTTCAAGTTCAACTTTATTAATAGATGCAAGTACTCGCTTTTCAAGTAAATTAAAAAACTTCAATAAAAAATCAGAATAGTCCTGAGCTTCTGATATTACATCTTCGCCGTCATCGATTATGATGGGTGAGGGGTTAGAATCAGTCGATGATTTTGAAGATATAGTTATAGAACTACTCTGATCTTTAGATAAGTTTTCTTGTGGGGGAATATCAATAACAACTTTTGATTCTTCTTCGTTTATTTCATTAAATAATTTATGTATATCTATGGCTTCAATTGGTTTTGTGTTTGAACAATAGTTTGTTACAAACATATCGAATGCTTGAACTGGATCTAGTTGGTTTTCTTCAGCGTATCGGTTAATTAAATCAAAAGACATAGTAGTATAATATTCCCATTTCTCCTCAGTTTTAATTATAAAAGTAAATCCTTCCATATCAATCATACTGTGGACAGTAAGATAATGACCTTTAAATCTACAATTTTCTAAAGTTTTCTGAAACTCATTAAATTCTTGTTTTAACATTTTAGTTATTCTTAATTCTTATCTGTATGCTCATACCAAATTATTTCCATACTAAATTGTAAGTTATCATCGCCTGAGCCATCGCCTTTTACTCTAAAATAATAAACAGTATTCGCTTTCAAGATATATTCATCATCGTGAGTGTGTCCTTCACTTGCTGTTTTACCCTTCTTTGCTCCACCAATTACTTCTGTATGTATAACTGTTCCATCAGTTATTTTAGTAAACTGAGACTTATCAATTAATCTGTCCCAAATATCTTTTAATCTTCCAAGGATTGTGTTTGATGTTGGTGTTGTTTGAACCTCACCAGTAGCATTTACATTATTTACATCAACTATTTTAGTCTTTTGAGAACCATCTGTTTGATTTGTTTCAATATCGGTTAATTTAGAAATATTATCATCTTGCTTTTCTTCAGTAGCTGAATTTAGTTCAGTACCTGAAGAACTAATATTAGTTACTCGATGAGCTTTTGCCGGCCATTGGACAGTGTCCTGTTTGACTCCGTTCAATTCATCAGATGTTGGCTGTCTGTTTGCCGTCATTTATGAATACCTCAAAGTTCTTCTTGAACAATTTATTTTGTTTATCATCAGGTTTATTGTTGTTACCCTTTGGATCATTAATTGGTTCAGGTTTTTGAGGATTGTTACCATCCATATTTCCAAAGTCACCAAACGGAGATGGATTTTCTTTTGGTTTATCTCCCCATTCAACAGGTAGTTTACCTTTCTTTTTTCTGAATTCGTTTATAGTTAATGTACCGTGTTCTAACTCTTGCATATCCTGTTCGAATTCAATCTTTTCAAGTTGATGATCTTTAGGTAAGAATTTAAAACAAAGTCCATGTTCTTCTGTTTGTAATATTTCTGTGATAGACCTTCTTGTATGTAGTTGACTTAATTTCTGGAAATATGGTTTAAGTGCATTTCTTACTGTAACTCGTTCTTGACTGTCACTAGTTGATTTATTAGAATTTTCAAAGAATCCTGCTTCTTCTGGACTTACTCCATATACTCCAAAGACTAATTTAAAATACCATTTCTGACCTTCTAACCATTCTAAGTCTCGGTTAGTGTCATTTAATTTCATAATCTTATCAGCCATCCAATTTAAGAATCCCATCTGATGAGGTTTACCTTTGTAATTATTATTCCATGATCTTTTAAGTTTCTTAAGATCAGGTTTTGGAAGTTTTGGTAATGTAACAATTACATCTGGTACTGCATTATTTGTATAAAGGTCTTTATTGTACCTGGTTCCTTGGATTAGTAACTCTATTACTTGCTGAATAGCTTGAGTCGGTGCGAAACCATATACATCGTATGATCGGTTGTTCATCATAACATATTCGATTTCATCCATCTCAAATCTGGTTGGGTTTTGTCTTGGATGTTTGAATGAATATTGCCAATAGTTTAATAGGTTTTTATGTATATCAACTTGTTTAAGCATAGTCGAACCATCGACACCTTTCATTTTAACAAGTGCTCTTTGTCCGAGTTCTTTTAATATTAAACCAACTTCAGTATCAACTACATTTCCCCATGCATCATAAACTGGTACATCACCAATTGTATAAGAATTTGAATCATAGACATAATTAATACAACCTGCATCTATCTCTGCAATATCTGTTATAAGTTCAGAGTTAAGGTCATTTATTGTTTGTTTATTTGAATTAATATTATTAAAGAAATCTTTTACTATTTTTATATCAGCTGATCTGTCAGTTTCATCTTCTTCATCTTCATTTACTATATCCCATTTGGTAGTTGTAACTTGTTTCTTGAATGTTGTAGTTACCATCTGAGCCCAAGGAGATTGAGCTAGTTTCCGAAGTTTCCGAGTATCAACACTTCTTGGTTGCCCTAATCGTGCAGAGAAAAACCAATTTGGATATATTGCTTCCCTGTCTTCAGGTGTTAATGAACCGCTATAATTAACACTCGCTATACCAACTTCATTATTAGTTAATGGTGTGTTTGCTGTAATGCCTTTAGAAATGAGTGTTGCTGAGTTTCTTATTAGATCTTTAAAAAAAGCCATGTTAATAATATTACTTGTTGGTTTGTATATTTAAATACCACTCAAAAAATAAAAGAAAAAAATTAATCCTTGTATGGATTATCAAAAATAGGTTCTTCGTATAAAAACATTTTAATCATCCTACTTGAAACTTTCTTATTCATCTTTTCATTAGTCCCTAATAACTTCTGATAATCTAAATAGGGCAACAGATCTTTGCCTTTATTTGTGTATGCTTCTGGGTCTTTTGAAATAGTTTCTTCAGCTGATTTCTTAGCTTTCACTACATAATCATCATGATTTTGTGCAATGATCAGTTTAATAGTTTCCTTCTGAAATTCAATACATTTATCTTCAAACTCGCCCAACTCTTTCTCAAACTTAGTTGCATCAACTATATTTGCAGTATTAGTTTCTAACTGTTGTTTAAGTTGTGTCTCT